CAAGCTTTTTGCCTTAGTTCGTCTGAAATTTTATTGGAAACAGAGACATACTTAGACTGCGGAATATCGTTGCGCTTGTTTGTAAATTCATACAAGTCCTCCATGCCGTTAAAATGTCCGTACTGGTATTTATTACAAAAACTTTCTATTTCATCCATCGCTGCAGGTAGCTGGTCATATACAGTTACATCTACAGAGTCCCCCATTGAAAAATTACTACTTCTTACTTTTGCTTTAACCCCATGTTTTTTAAGCTCCGTTCTAATTGCCTTTGCTGCCTTTGCTGCTTCACTTAATTCTCTCATTTTATCGCCTCTTAAATTAATAATGGTTATCGCCTCGCTTCATGCTGGCCTTTTCCTTAATCCCTTAAGTTATAGTATAGGGCATATTGCCCTAATTGCAAGCAAATATAAAAATATTAATTTAAAAATGTTTTTTTCGTGCCTTTCGTGTCTTTCGTGGTTAAAGTCTTTGTCTTTTGTGGGGAAACAATAAATGTACGCCAACGCCCATAAAATAATCAATGACACCCGCGCGAAAGCATTCCAGCCGCGTCAACATCTCACTGTTTCCGAATGGTCAGACAAAGAACGCCGCTTATCAAAAAAAGGCAGCGCGGAGCCTGGCCCGTGGCGTACTGACCGCAACCCACCACTACGCGAGCCAATGGATTGCCTGAGCGCACGGTCATCAGTCCGCGATGTGGTGCTAATGTTCCCCATCCAATATGGAAAAACTGAAGTAGCGATCAATGTGACCGGCTACACCATGAACCATAACCCCGGGCCGTTAATGGTCTGCTTGCCCACCGAAGTATCAATGAATAAATGGGTCAACCAGAAACTTAACCCCATGATCGAAGAGACCAAAGCGGTCAGGGACGTATTGACCAGCGTAAAAAGCCGAGAATCAGCCAACACCCGCACCTTCAAAGATTACCTGGGCGGTCAACTCTATCTTGAACACGCAGGAAGCCCCTCACGGCTAAAATCTACCAGCGTGCGCACCATGATCGTAGATGAACTTGACGAATTCGCGGCGAACATGACATCAGGTGATGACCCTGTGGATATGTTGCTGGGTCGTACCTCCGCATTCCCATCAACATTCAAGCGCCTATTTATATCCACACCACAAATCAAAGGCATATCCCGTACTGAACAAATGTACGAAAAAAGCGATCAGCGCCGCTACTATCTGAAATGCCCACACTGCCAGACAGAACAATACTTGCAATGGTCAGGATTGCAATGGGGAGCTGATGGCAAAGATCCGCGTTATGAGTGTGGCGATTGCGGAACACTGGGCACGGAAACAGAATGGAAACAGCAAATCATCAGAGGTCGCTGGATACCTGAAAACCCAAGCGCAAAAATGCGCGGCTATCATATTAATGGACTTTATTATCAAATCGGGCTGGGGCCACGCTGGGCTGAATTAGTACAACTATGGCTAGAAGCGCAAAACGACCAGGCACGGCTAAAGACCTTTATCAATGACAGATTAGCCGAGCCCTGGGAAGATCCATTAATGAGAGCGGTCAAACTCAATATCGTAGCCGACAGAGCCGAGCCGTATAAATTGCGCGTTGCACCGTATGGCGTAGGTGCAATTACCGCCGGGGTCGATACCCAGGATAACCGCCTAGCCGTGCATATAGTCGGCTGGGGAAAAGGCATGGCCGCCTGGACCGATAGAACACGAAAACGGCGGTTATTTACCGATACTAGCCACCGCGATTGATGGAGGGGGGCACAGAACAGAAGCCGTAAAAAGCTATGTACGCTCGCGAATGATCAAACGCCCGATGGTGATATTCGGAGCCGTCCCCAATAACGCCCCGGTGTTATCTCGGACCAAAGCGCAGGACGTTAACTGGCGCGGAAAATTAGACAGGCGCGGCGTGCATATCCAGCATGTGGGAACCGTTGCGGTTAAGCACGTATTTTATGGCCGCTTATCTACCGACGGCGATAAAGAGCGCGATAAACGCCTATTGCATTTTTCAGAAGATTTTGAGCCCGCATTTTTTCACGGATTGACATCAGAAACCTTTGACCCACGGAAAAACCGATTTACTAACCGGCGCGGGGCAAGAAATGAGCCGCTTGATTGTTGGGTCTATGCCTATGCAGCCGCTCATCATGCGGAATTGCGCTTGCATACTTATACACAGAAAAAATGGGATCAATTAATTGTTAAAAAAACTAGCAAAGAAGAATTAACACCAGTAGCAGTTAAGCAGGAAAAGAAAAAAGCAGTAAAACAGAAAAACAAATCTTCTAACATGGCATCAGACAGCTGGAGTGATCGATTATGAGTGTGTCACAACACATTGAGAGTGTTTTACATAAAGATATATTCACGGCAATAAAAGAAAGCGTGGGTTTGAATGATGACCTTGCCGAGGCAGCAGCTACCCATTTGTTAAAGCAGCTGCAAGTAAATTGGGGAGGTCGTGAGGTTTATATTCCTGTATTAAAATCAGATGATCGTGATAATGGTATCAAGCGCGATTTTAACGGCGGTAATCATGCTCAAATCTGCCAGAAGTATGATATTAGTTTAAGAACTTTGTATCGAGTGACAAAATAAAATCATTCTGCCACGAATGACACAAAATATAACGCCATGCTGTCGCCTAGAGCAGATTGTTATATGCGTAGTTTCACGATGAATTATGTTTATTTTCCCTTATTGGCATTCTTTTCTTGACTGTTACGCGTAACAGCGTATAATGGTACACAGAGTTTAGAAATTATCTAAACAAAACGGAGCAAGAAAATGACTATTCAAAATTATGTAATAAATAAAGATTATTCTTTTAATTTAGGAAACAAAAGAATCCCCTCAGAGCATGGGATTATTAAATGTATCCTAAGGACTGAATATTATTGCAACAGAGAGTCAGTAAAAGGAAATGGTTTTGATAAAGCATGGAAATCTATAAAAGAAGCGGGATGGAATGTAAATTATCTTAAATCTGAAATTGAAGCTATTTATAGTGATGTATCGGAAAACACTTACTTTATTGATAAATCAAAAGTTGATTTTAAAAAACATGTTGTGGCTGTTTTGTGAAAACATCAAAAGAAAGACAAGCAGCGTTTCGTAAAAGAAACGCTGAGCTTGGAATATCAGAGTTGCGCGGAATAATGGCAACTAAAGAAGAGCAGGTTGTTTTAAAGCCGAAAATAAAATCAATACTTGAAGAATTGCGCAAGCAAGATAACCAAAGCATATAACAAACAAGCATCAGCGCGGTCTTTTCCGCGTCTGCTAGATGCAGAGTTATTACACATATTGAAAGGAAAAGATTATGAGCATTAAAAGAGCGATTGAAACAGCTGAATTGTGGAAGAAAGGGAAGATGATTGGACATGATGATGACGAAGTAATTAGAGAGCTATATATAGCATTTAATGAGGCTTTAGAGCTATTGAAACATGCAACCGATGTTATCGATGAACTAACCGACGAAATAGATGGCAAACACTTAACACGACACAATGCAAACACAGATGTTAGCGATAAGGTAAAGTGGATTACTGCTGAGACTAATAAATTTTTTAATAAGTTAGTCGAATAACAGTTAACTAGACAGATTCTGCAATATTTTTTGCTTTTAATTTTCGTGTCTTTCGTGTTTTTCGTGGACAAATTCTTGTAAATAAAAAATTTTGCCATCCTTTCGGGTGTTTTGGCACACAAATCTTGTTGTAATCATTTCCCATGAGTACAGCAACCGAAATGTTACAAAAATACATTGATGCCGAAGTCGCGATTCTTAGCGGCCAGGAAGTCAAGCTGAATGGAAGATCATTACAGCTTCCAGACCTTGCAGAAGTTAGAAAAGGCAGGGCAGACTGGCAGCGTACGGTTGATACTGAAAGTAGAATCAGCAAAGGCGGCGGTTCACTTCGTCACCAGTTGCCGGATTTTGTCTCTTGAATCTCTTTGATTCGATTATCTCATCCATCTCACCTGAAAAAGGTGTTAAGCGTGCCCATGCGCGGCGCGTGTTAGCAGCCTATGAAGCTGCAAAGCCTACCGTACTCCGCAAACAATCCCGCGATTCTGGAAGTGGCGACAGCTGGATTTCACAAGCTGGGCCAAATCTACGCAATCAAGCACGATTCCTCGATGCCAATCACGACATAGCCAAGGGTGTATTAAATGCCCTGGTTAATAATATCGTAGGTCCAAATGGCGTAATGATTGAACCGCAGCCGCGATCTGTCAGTGGTGAAATTATAGACGACCTGGCTGATGATTTATTACGCTACTGGAAAGAATGGTGTCGTAAACCTGAATGCACCTTTACCTCAAATTGGGCAAGCTCGCAAAGATTAATGTGCCGTTCATGGGTGCGTGATGGTGAAGTATTAGCTAAGTCACTTCAGGGGAACGTCCCGTTTCTTGATCACAGCACCGAAGTTAAATTCACATTAGAAATGCTGGAAGCGGACATGTTGCCGCTTATGTATGACGACACATCTAAAAGAATTACCCAAGGCATTCAGCGGAATGCATGGGGCAAGCCTCTTAATTATTATCTGTATAAAAATCACCCCGGCGATCTGACTGTTTTTACTACGCGCGGTTTAAATCTAAAGCCTGTCAGTGCAAATCTCATTTATCACTTAAAAATGCGTGATCGTATTAGTCAAGTGCGTGGCGTTTCCGTT